GCTGGTTCGAATCCCATTGAGAACCGTCTGTAAGGATCTTCTTCCAAGAAGATGGAACTGTGCGCAATGTGTCTTAAAGCTCACCTTTTGCAAAACCTTGCACAAATCCTGGCACCAAGTTCTTAAACATCATATTGATGTAATGCATAAGAGGTATCCAAATACCACATGCTTTTGTGCCACCTATACAAACCGGTCTAGGCTTTGAATCATGATCGAGGTACTGATTTTCCCCCGCGACGCTTAGAAGTGTGTCTTACTACTATCGAAATACTTCACCTTATTTAAGCATAACTTTGAACGCTCCGACGTAATCTTGTTAGCTACCATCTAACTGTTTGCTAATCTGCTTATTGTATTTCTGCTTCTTGCCTGCATCGAATCTATTCTTGGAATTGATGTAATCCTCACATTTGAATTTTCCAAAACATGAATAGTCATGATTTTTATTAAGCCTTTTTAGCCAATCAAAGAACCGCTGTGTGACGCTTTGATAAGCGACCGCACCACTAGGAGTAATAGAAGTTCCTGCTCCCAACAATCGATCAAAAACCGCAAAGATCATGTTGTGTGGAGAGTCTATTGCATACTAGAATGTGGTGGGGGACAAACCATCTTGTGATGATTTAAATCCGACAACAGTAGACTGTACCGTATGAGGGTGGAAATCGGTATAAGTCTGTTACTTCTTGTTAAAATAGACAGGTTAGGGATATTTAACAAGGAAGGCTCTTGTGGCATCTATGTTACCGATGTGGTGTTGAGCATAATGGGATATGATCATCTTAGTAACATAGGGGGGGACTCTGGGCTTTTTAACATGATAATAACAAGCATTAGAATTTATCAAGTTATTAAAGAAGCCCTACACCAGTTTACCATTTCGGACTTTATAAGGGGTAGTTATAACAAACTTGGTTTGTTTCTTATAATTAAAGTCTGAATGGAAAAGAGAGATGTACTTCAAGATCTAGCGAACACTAGCTTACTAGCCGATCTTGGGATCATATTGGATTCGTTATAGCTTCTTGTTCGTGTCGAATCGAACGTGACGAATATTAGTCTTTGACAACTAAAAATGAGTAGCTATAACGCTGAGTATGTTGGAAGCAACAAATGGTGTATAAGTGAAAGTTGTTCCAATGGGATTTAGATGTAAACGGAAGATGCCAAAATCCCAAACTCGATCAGAAGTTTGCACTACCATAAGGGCATTCAGTGCAACTTGATCTCCAATACGAAGTATGACTTTGCCGTTCTTGCTTTTTAAGTGACAGTTTTGATAAGTCACTTAGTAGCTACAAAACAATGGTTCGACGAACAATGTGGAGAGAGGATAATCTCCAATACACAGCTTGACCAAGTTTTAGAACGAATAGTTGAGTCCACGTTTGGTGGTTTTTATAGATAAACAGCTCTGTTTAAGCATGACCAATGCTTATGTCGGCCACAATTAGTTTATCTCTTCTGTGCTTGTTGATTACTACCTACGGAAGGTAAACACCGAGTCATACATGGTGACGCACAGGAAAATCAAGCTATTCATGAACAATGTCATTGCGGGAATGCTTGAAAGTTAGAAATCCATATCAAT